AAGAAATAAGGCGTGCTAAACGAAGAATTGATTGCTTTCTTTGAGCTGTTGTAATGAAGTTCTCATGAGCCATCATATCTATGCGATATGCTAATTGCTCGGCCACATAAGCAAACATTTCAAGGATGGCAATAAATTCTGAAGATTCAATGAAGTCATTAAAAGTTTCTTTGTAATACAGTTTTACGTACTGTAACAAAGATTCTTTAATGGTGTCATAGTCATATGCGGTGAAATTAACTTCAGAAAAAGCTTGATAAACTTTTTCCCAACTTTCAGCAGCGTTTAAATTTCTTATTGCCATGTCTTATCTCATTAAGTTATGCGGTTTGGATTTCAATTCTTAAAACATCTTGAACATTAAATTCTACGTATAGAAGATCTGCAAAAGCCACGATTGCATTGTTGTCCATCAGCGGAACAACTTCCAAATTTAATAATCTAACGCGAGGGTCATAATTAAAAACTTCAATAAGATCTTCACGTACGATTTCTAAAGTAGCTTCATCATTTTGCTCAAATACTAGTGATGGAATCCTAGTGCCAAAATTTGGCATCATGACTCTTTCGCCCTTCTCAGTAAAAATATGATTATAGAGGTCGTTCTTAACAGTTTCTATATTGGACGTAGCGAAACTTTTTTGTCCCATAGAAAGCCACTGATTTGAAGAAAAACCTTTATAGTAAATTTTGGTAGCCATTATTTTTTCCAATTAGGATTTCGTGTATATTTACTCTCTTCGGGTCTTTCCCATGGTTCATGTCCTGGAATAATCGTAATTGAATCTGGGGCTTCAGGGCACGGTGCAGTGGGACCATTAAGATGAATCTTAGTTGCAGTTTCTAAGATTGAGCCGCCAGCATTTAAATTCAAATCCGCGCTGGCCGATATTGAAGTAACGCCGCATGAAGATAAATGTAGTCCAGCTTTTCCAGCAGCTTTTAATGAGCCATCTGCTGAAATATTAATTGAGCCTTTTGCCTGAAGATTTATATTTCTATCGGCAGCTAAATTTATATCTGCGCCAGATCTAACCGAAAGGCTATCAGCAGCAAAAATATGCAAATGACCATTTTCATCTAATTCAATCCAAGTTTTGCCACGAGCTGTTGAAATATAAATTCTTTCATTGGTGTCATCAAATATAACCTGATGGCCGGCGGCTGTTTTTAGACGAAGCCGGCAATGGTCTGCTTGATCACTCATTATCATTGAATGATGGCCAGGACTAACTAAGCAGTAAACTTGTGGATCTAAATTTGGCTCAGTAGCACTTGAAGCTGGATCTTTTATTGTTGGTCTAATAGGATCTGGTGCATATCCTTCCTCACCAGTTTTTTCTGTTCTCGCTTGCGCCACTTGACGTTCATATGCACCTCGTGTTTTTGCTTGTGAGGCATCAAGATTATTTCCAAATTGCTCTCGTAAATTTGAGTAAGCTGGCTGCAACTTATCATAAGTATCTGTCCACGGGCCATCTTCATTCATTTCATTTAAATTTCTGCCGGCCGGCAATGATCTATTTTTGTGAAGGCCAAATGCTCCAGCAAAAAATACTCTTCGGCTCAAATCTCCATGAATAAAGAACACGAAGACACGAGCTCCAACTTTAGGTATTGCCCAAAAGCCATAAGAGGTAAATCCTGCAGAGACGGCTTTTTGTGGGCCTGCCGGTTTATCTTCTACGCTACCAGCAAATGGCGCAGCGTATTCAGCCCATGGTAGTCTTTCTTCCTCATATTCATCACCATCAATTGCGGGGCACCAAACTTTAACGCGGCCCATTTGTTGTGGATCATTAGTATTCTTAACAATCCCTTCAACTATAAATGGATAACTACTAAAATCATCTTCTAATATATGTTTCATTTAACGTTCTCTGACGTGATGAGCGCAGACTTGAATACTTCAATTGCGCCCATGCTAAATTCTTGCGTAAAATTATTGCCTTCTAATGAATGAACAATCTTGAAAACAAAATACCAGCCTTCGTAAAAATATTTTTGAATAAACTTTTCTACGCCAGGCATCAATTCATTTCCAAAAATTGGATCAATTGCAGGTCCGTATATATTTACCTTTATGTATAAGGGAGAAACCGCAAGATCGTAACCTGTCATTAAAGGATTATTGCCAGAAAGCGCAATCGGATTTAATCGTTTTGCAAGCGCCTCATTGTATTCCCTAATAGAATTGTCTAAAAAGGTAACTTCTTTATTTGGTGATAAACTTCCTGGAGAAATAGACACATGAG